ACGCTCCTAAAACTGTGTACTGGAACCGTCCTATCGGTGGTATCTGGACTGATACAGCTTGGGCATTGACCTCTGGTGGCGCAGCGGCGGTTAACAATTTCCCATTACCCCAAGATACTGCTGTTATTGAAGATACAGGTCTAAACGACTCAGCTACTATAACCATAAACACCAACGCAGATATTGGGTCGTTGGATATGATTATGCGAGGTTTAGACATGACTTTAAACCTTGGGAATACTGATCCTAAGTTTTATGGTAACGTAAATACTGTGTCCGCTGGGATTATTATTACTGGAGCCACTAGCCCTACGTTTAGTTTTCTCGGGCAAGGATTAAATAATATTTTAAACGCAGGTTTTCTAGGGCTTAATAACCTTATTGTTAATTGTCCAAATGGGTCGTTAACTTTACTAACCAATTTGACTGTTCAACTTACGGCGAGCTCAGGAACTGTTACCCTTACTGCGGGTACTTTGGATGTTAACGGTAACATTTTAACCGCTGTTGCTTTTAATGGGTCTAATACGCTTGGGACTGCCAGAACACTTACCCAAAGCTCTGGAATTATAAACGTTACAGGTAATAGTTTAACAGTTTGGAATACAAGTTCAGCAGTGGGCCTTACGTACACAACCCCACCTGTTGTTAACTCTACTTACAGCGGCAGCATAGGCACTCGTACTTTTTCTGTAGGCCCTACGGTTGAATCAAATGCAGTCAGTATAAACGTAACCGCTGGTTCAGGTACTGTACGACTTACAACGGTAGATGGTGTGTACGGCAGTATGAATTTTACCGGGTTTACCGGATCAATATATGCTGATAGCACTGTTGCTATTTACGGCAGTTTTAATTCTGGTAATGCTGTTTCAATGTCAGGCCCCTCCAGTGCATATAATTTTGTTGGCGCATCAGCTACAAAAACAATTCAGTTAAACGGTTTGTCTTTTCCAACAGCGGTTAGTTTTAATGGCGCTGGCGCTGTTTGGAATTGCATTGGCGCTTTAAATGTTGTCGGAGACTGTAGCATTACAAACGGCACTCTGAACCTCGCCGCAGGAACCACTAGCACAGTAGGCTCCTTCGTCACCACTGGCGCAAACCCAAAATCATTAGGCAGCACAACCCCCGGAACTCAAGCAACCATCTCTGATGCGGCTGGCACTGATACGGTGTTGTACCTAACCGTCAAGGATTCTGCTGCCACTGGCGGGGCTGTTTGGGATGCAACTTCGGGAACAAATTCAAACAGTGGCAATAATACTGGTTGGATTTTTAATATTGATGTTATTGCTCTAGTCACTGGGGTTGAAGCTACTGGGTACATTGGGACACCTACTGTTTTTTCCGATGTTATTGTCTACCCTTCTGGTGTTGTAGGTTACGGACAAATTGGAACTGCGCTTGTCTGGGGCTTGGTAAACAACACTCAAACGCCGAATTGGCAACAAATCGTTTCATAGGATAAATCATGTCTACATTCACCCCATCGCTGAAACTCCTTTTGCCTACTGACGGTGATCTTAACTGGGGAACGGCTGTAAATACCAACGTTACAGAGCTTGTAGATATTGCCGTTGCTGGGTATATAAACGTAGCGTGGCTACTGCCCGGATCAGATCAAGCACTGACTGACGGGAATGGGGCTACGCCAAATGAATCGCGGTATGCTTTTATAAATATGACAGGGGCGATTAGCGCAGCGCGAAACGTCATCGTACCTACGGCAAGTAAGCTGTATTACATCAAAAACTCTACGACTGGAGGCTTCGATATCACGGTTAAAACCTCTGCTGGCACTGGGATTTCTGTTCTTAACGGTGCTACGGCAATCCTGCTATGTGATGGCACAAATGTTGTAAGTGCTGCACCGAGTAGTGTCGGAACAAGTACTACCACCCAAGTAATATACAACTCCAGTGGGGCAGCGGTAGGCTCTGCTAACCTTATCTTCGACGGTACTAGCCTTACTGTCAACGGAGTAAAAGTCGGGAGGGGGCTTTATTCAATTGCCTCAAGCACAGCGGTAGGAAATGGCGCTTTGGCGGCTACTACAACAGCTTATCAGTCAACGGCTGTCGGAAATAATGCGTTAGCAGCACTTACCCAAGGGAATGCTAATACCGCCGTTGGATATAACGCAGCAAAAAAAGTTACTATTGGCGGCGGCAATACCGCTATTGGAGGCGATGCTCTTCAAAATGTTACTACAGGCGAATACAACGTTGCCGTGGGTAACGGCTCTGGCCCTGCGGTTGTTTTGGGGAATGCTAATACTTTTATCGGCTATGGCACTGGTAGCAGTGCAAATACAACAAGTGCTGTCGCGGTTGGTTATCAAGCTGGAACCGGGATAGAAGGGACTGGTGGTACTTCTATTGGCGCTGAATCGGGTAAGTTTGGTGGCCCTTTCACGGGTGCTAATATAACAACAATAGGCTACTTAGCCGCGCCATCTGGCGGGGCGGCAGCTAACGAAATTACACTTGGAAATAGCTCAGTCCTTAATTTGCGCTACTACGGCACTCTTGTTAGTCTTTCTGATGCTCGGGACAAAACCAACATCCAACCTTTAGTTCCGGGACTGGATTTTATTAACCGGCTTAATCCTGTCTCCTTTGACTGGAACATGAGAGATGGGGGCAAGGTTGGAATTGCAGACACGGGGTTCCTTGCACAAGATTTGCAGTCGTGTCAAACAGAAACAGAGTCTATTCCTAGCCTTGTTTTTACTGGGAATCCTGATAGGTTGGAAGCGTCTTACGTTAAGTTGATTCCAGTAATGGTCAAGGCAATCCAAGAACTCACCGCTCGTATTGCTGTGTTAGAAGCGCGATGAATGAACTGCTCAACCTGCTGAGAAGCATTGCCCCCGCTGTAGCTACTGCTGTTGGTGGCCCGTTGGGAGGTCTTGCTATCAGCGCTATTGCTAGTAAATTCGGAGTTTCAGACAGTGTAGAAGCTGTGGCGAAAGCTATTGCAGGTGATCCAGATGCAGCGACTAAGCTGGCTGAACTGGACTTGCGACAATTCCAAGCCGAGAGCGAAGATCGTGACTCAGCCCGTCAGCGGGAAGCCGCAGTAGCTGCTGCTGGTGGAAACACTTTGAGCCAGATTGTTGTGCCGATTCTTGCGCTAGGCACTGTGCTGATGACGTTTGTGTTCATTGGTATTTTGCTGTTCAAGCCGATTGATTCAGCCCAGCAACAGCTAGTTATCTTTGCACTTGGGTACGCTACCGCTGCGGCTCAACAGGTTCTGTCCTACTACTTTGGCTCTAGTAAGTCCAGCCAAGATAAGACCGTAGCGCTGCAAAAGGCACTGAAATGACACCGCATTTCTCCCTAGCGGAACTGACCCACACGGATCACCGTGAGTTCGATAACATCCCTAATACGGATGAGATTGCCAACCTTCAACGCTTGGCTGAACTGCTAGAGAAAGTTAAAGCACTACTAGGCGATAAGCCTGTTATGATCAACTCAGCGTTCCGCTGCAAGCAAGTCAACGATGCAGTAGGTAGCAGGGATACTAGCCAGCACCGACTAGGTTGTGCCGCAGATATTCGCATACCGGGCATGATGCCGGATGAAGTGGTTCGTACAGTCATAGCCTCGGGTTTACCCTATGACCAGATTATTCGTGAGTTTGATCGGTGGACACACATCAGCGTAACCAACGTAGCAGGGGCTTCTCCTCGCAGACAAGCGCTTATCATTGACAAAACAGGCACTCGGCTTTTTGCCTAACCTGCGGGGAATGTAATATGCCTTTAAAAAAGCTAGCGTTTAGAAGTGGGGTCAACCGCGAAAACACTCGATACACCAACGAGAACGGTTGGTATGACTGCGATAAAATTCGGTTTCGTCAAGGCACCCCTGAGAAGATTGGGGGCTGGTCGCCGGTTACTCCTAACAACGCTTATCTAGGTACTTGCCGATCTCTCTGGGCGTGGGCCACTAACACTGGGGTGCCGTATCTTGGTACAGGTACTAACCTCAAGTACTACATAAACGCTGGCTTTACCTATTCTGACATTACTCCCCTTCGGGCAACTACCGCTGCGGGGGACGTAACTTTTGCAGCTACAGACGGTTTTTCTACGATTACAGTTACTGATGTTGGTTTTGGTTCTTCAGTAGGGGACTTTGTAACTTTCTCGGGTGCTTTAACCCTTGGCGGGAACATCACCGCTGCGGTTTTAAATCAAAACTATCAGATCGTAACTGTCATTGACAGCGACCACTACACGATTAGCACATTCCCCGTCCTAGCCAATGCCTCTGATACAGGGAATGGTGGAATTATTTCTCCCCCCTCATCTGCTACAGTCGGCAAGTACGAGATTCCTGTAGGTGGGGTCATAGAACTTCCCGCTTTTGGGTGGGGGGCTGGCCCTTGGGATGGAGGTGGGTGGGGTACAGGTTCCCCCGGTGTGGAACCCATGCGAGTCTGGAACGCCCAGAACTTTGGACAAGACCTTGTTTACGGCTATCAAGGTGGAGCTTTCTACTACTGGAACGCCGCTGCGGTTGACCCTTTAGATACTCGGGGGGTGTTGTTATCCTCCTTGGCGGGGGCTTCAGACGTTCCATTGATGCAGAATGTCCTCCTTGTATCAGACGTTTCTAGGTTTGTTTTCGCTTTTGGAACTAATGACTACGGTGAGATTTCCATAGACCCTATGCTTATCCGGTGGTCAGATCAGGAAAGTGCTGTTAACTGGACTCCAGCGTCAACCAATCAGGCGGGTAGCCTACGTCTTTCTCACGGTTCTTATATCGTAGCTGTTGCACAAACCCGGCAGGAAATTCTTGTTTGGACTAACACAGCGCTCTATTCCTTGCAGTACATTGGTTCTCCGCTTGTATGGGGAGCTAAGCTGCTTAGTGACAACATCACGATCCTTAGTGACCGGGCATGGGCTACGGCTGCGGGTGTTACTTACTGGATGGGCGCGGATAAGTTCTATGCCTATGATGGGCGTGTAACTACGATGAAATGCGACTTGCGCCAGTACATTTTTGACGATGTGCCGGGGTTCAATAACAATCAGGAAACTCAAGTTTTTGCTAGTACGCTAGAGAAATTCAACGAAGTCTGGTGGTTCTACTGTTCGGCTGGTAGTACTACGATTGACAAATACGTGGTCTATAACTATGTAGAATCAATTTGGTATTACGGTGAAATGGCTCGGACTGCATGGATAGACTCAGGGGTTATTAGCCACTTCCCCGTTGCCGCCGACAGTACCGTGAACAAGCTTATGTTCCAAGAAACTGGCACTGATGACCTTTCAACAGGCGCTACAGTTCCTATCGAGGCTTTCATTACTTCGGCTGAGTTCGACTTGGATGACGGCAACAACTTCTCGTTTGTCTGGCGGGTGCTTCCTGACGTTACGTTCCGTGGGTCTACTGCGGCTAATCCAGCGCTGACTATGTACTTGCTGCCCCTTGCCAACTCAGGCTCCGGGTATAACAACAACACAAGTACGAACAGCAATCAGTCGGTAGCCAGCCAGAGTTCTGCGGCTATCACCCGCTCTTCCACTTACCCAGTAGAGCAGTTCACCGGGCAGATCAACACGCGAGTTCGCGGTCGGCAAATGTCGATCAAGATTGAGTCCACCGAAGCTGGAATTCAGTGGCAGGTAGGTTCGCCTCGGATTGATATCCGTCCTGATGGTAGGAGATAGGGGTAAACCATGAGTATCCCAGTTGACTTTGTAGCCCCAGCCCTTCCAGTCTCTCTGCTAGAGTACGACCAACGGGGCCAAGATAAGTTCAATAATGTGTTGCGGCTCTACTTCAATCTGCTGGATAATCACAACAGCGTTCTTAGCTCACAAGTGTCTTCCAACCAGACCCTAATTTGGCTTAACATGTAATGGCAAATTACCAGAACATCACCCCTGTCAGGTTAGGCCAAGCTGCAATGACTACGGGCTATACCACGCTGTATACGACTCCGGTCAACTCCCGTACCTATGTCAAACAGTTCGATATCGCCAACGTAGATGGTACTACTGTAAGTTTATACGTACACCTTGTACCTACGGGGGGTTCGCCTACCACAGCTAATGCGCTTATGTATAACCTACCACTCGCGGCTACTAGTGTTCTCCAATGGACGGGAGTAGAGGTTATGAATGCGGGGGATACGATTCAGATCAAGGCATCTTCAGCCCTTTGTACCATCACAGCCAGCGGGGGTGAAGCCGTATGATCACCGTATATCCTGCTCCAGCAGTCACCGCAGTTGTTGCAAATCAAGGCAAGCCCTACGAACTTCAAGTTGCCCAAGGGCTCATTCCGGGGACGAAGTTCTGGTTTGCAACAGGCTATAACCCTGACATAGACACAGCGGAAGAAACAATCTGGGTTAACGGGGGTATTTACGTTTACCGAACTTCAGCTTCTATCCTTCAAATAGTAAGTACTTCTGCTAGTGATGCCGCAGCAGGTACAGGCGCTAGAACAGTGTTTATAAATGGCCTTGATGGCAGCTATAACGAGGTTAGTGAAACTGTAACACTTAACGGTACTACAAATGTACCCACGGTTAATACCTATTTGCGGGTGTTTAAGATGGTGGTTGTAACTGCGGGTAGTAACCAAAGTGCGGTGGGGGTACTAACTATTCAGGTTGGCGCTACGGTATATGGGCGAGTTGCTATTGGGGATAACACAACCCAGTTGGCTATTTGGACTGTACCAGCAGGGTACACAGCATATTTGTTATCATCTCACGTTGCCACGGGGACTGCGGGGGTTAACCAATTTGTTGATGCCCGGTTAATCCAACGACCTTTTGGGAGCGTATTTCGTACAATATCCCGTTTAACTTTAGCGCAAGGTACAGCGGACTTTGATGGTAGTGTAGTCCCCCTTTCTTTTCCAGAAAAAACGGACTTTGAAGTTCGGGCGGTTAGTGACAATAACAACAACGTAGTTAGCGCTAACTTTGCAGTGATCTACATAGCGAACTAATCTTATGAGTAGATTCATAGATAACCTAGCAGAACGGCCCGAACGGATCGAGGACGGTGGGGACTTTTTATCCTTCGTTCCCACTGCTGCGGCCCCTGTTGTTGCTCCCGCTGCTGCTGTTGTCCCTCCTCCCGCTGTTACTGCCCCTGAGCAGTTCTACGAAAGCCTCGGGTTGAAAGGGGAAGCCGCGCCAGTTAATCTCGCTGAAATCATTGCCCCCACCACTGCTCCTGTTGCAGCTACTCCTGCTCCTATCTTTGACACTGCCCCCGCTCCTGCGACTACTACCCCCGCTCCCGCTCCCGCTGCTCCTACTGGACAATACAAAGACTGGGAAACTGTAGACGATACCGTATTTGAGCTCAACCCCAATGAAGAAGGGGGGTTTAAGCAAAAACATACCCCTGTTACAGGCTTTGAAGATTTTTTTAGGCGTCCTGAGTTTGACCCGAATGCAATCAAAGAGTTAGGATTTACTGGGAATCTTTATGACATGGTTCCCGGAATGGATATAACGGGGAGTTTCCAAGAAGATCACCCAGTTGTTTCTAAAGAATTCAGGGATTGGGCTGCTGCTAACAATGTTTCGGTTCGCGGTGGGGAGATGGGGGATGGCAGGAACATAGGGGCAGGGCTATTTAAAGATGGAGCCCCTGTTGGCCCTATGGCTACTTGGGATAAGAACATTGGGGCTGATCCTTTCATGGATGCCCTGATGATGCTTGCTGTCGGGGTGGCAACTGGAGGCGTTGGTGGTCTAGCATCACAACTTGGTGGCGCTCTTGGGGCCGGTGCAGGATTAGGCGCACAAGCCCTTGGTACTGGGTTGATCAATGCCGGTGTGACAGGCGCGATGGGGGGCGACTTAAAACAATCTCTCACAGCAGGACTTACAGGTGCAGCAGGTGTTGGTCTTACCCCGATGGTTAGTGGGGCTGTAGGTACTCTGGCTCCAACAGGAATTCCGGGGCTTGATACGGCGCTTACTAAAGCAGCTACTGGGGCTATCGTTGGTGGTGTTAAAGCGGGTATTTCTGGGCAGGACGTAGTTCAAGGCATAGCATCTGGGGGCATTGGCTCTCTCGCTAGTTCTGCTGCAAGTAGCTTGAAGATTGGTGACACTATTGGGGATGGGCTAGAAAAGGCAGGGGTCGGGGAAAAAGCTGCGGATAAAATTGTAACTGGAATTGACAAAGCTGTTGGTAAAGTAGTTGGCGCTCTTGTTACAGGTGGTGATGCTACTAAAGCCCTTGGAGACATAGCGCTAAGTACTGCTGTTAATGTGGTTGACCCTGCTGGTAGCCTTGGACTTAAAGGTAAAGCCGGGGACGCT